CTACGGGTTCAACTTGGGTGATAGCATAATGGCAAAAGTAAAAATACAAGGCAACGCTTCAGGAACAGGGGTACTAACTGTAACTGCTCCGAATACGAGTACAGATAGAACGATTACACTACCTGATTCTACAGATACACTTGCTGTCAATAGTGATGTAACTAATAAACTACCATTAGCTGGTGGTACTTTAACAGGTGATTTAGCTGTTGGTGGAGGAATATCTGGTACTGGTGCTATGAATATTAGTGGTAGTGGATGGGGTGTACTGCCTTATGTAGCAAATTCGCTTGTTGTTGATAGTGTTAGTGGGGCAACAAGATTATTTGCAACTGGTACTGATGCAACAACTGATGGCAATTTTTTGTTTTACACAGGACAGACTGATGGTGGTGCTAATGAAAGATTACGCATACAGTCAGGTGGTGGCATATCATTCAACGGTGACACAGCAGCAGCCAATGCCCTTGATGACTATGAGGAAGGTACTTGGACTCCAACAGGTACAGCATTAGCAGGAGGTGCAGCTGGTACATACACTAAAATCGGTAATGTTGTTACAGTAGAGGGTTATTTTAAGAGTAATGCTACTTCAACAACTAGAACCTCCTTTGGTGGACTTCCTTTTGCTGCTGGCAATTTTAATGTAACTAATGTTACTGGGGTAGGTAACTCGTCTTACAACACACAACAAAACAGTTTAATAGTGCGGGTGGATGAGCAAGCTGCCACGTTTAGTTTTTGCCAAAGCTCGTCAAGCATAAGCCTCGGAGATGCTAACTCAGAAAACTCATTTACAATAACGTACAAAGTATCATAATTATTCTAAGTGGATTCTTAGAACGGACATTTAATAACAGGAGAAAGCAATGGCTTTAACAAAAGAAACAGTAGTAGACAAGATTGAAGTATTAGAAATGGGGCAACTGCAAGTACGCACAGCAACAAGAGTCAAGGAAGATGGAGCAGTATTGTCATCATCATTTCATAGACACGTTGTAGAACCTAGCGTTAAGACAGGTGACACTTGGGCAGACACAGACATAAGTGGTGAAGATGCTAGAGTACAGGCAGTAGCTAATGCAACTTGGACTGACTCAGTAAAGACAGCCTACCGAGCAATGGTAGATGCAACATAGGAGTAACGAATGGCAATAGTATTTAATTCAGACGCAGGCACGATCTCAGGCTTGTCAGTCGGTGGCTTACCAGATGGTATGGTAGATGGAGATATGCTTGCTGCTAATGCAATTACAGCAGGTAAAATAGCAGACGGCACAATAGCTAATGCTGATATAAACAGTAGTGCTGCTATTGCTGGTTCTAAATTGGTAATGCCTACGGGTAGTGTGTTGCAGGTTGTTAGTGTTGCTAGTTCAAGTGAAACTGAAACAACAAGTTCTAGCTATGTTGATACAGGGCTATCAGCAGCTATTACCCCTACCTCTACTTCTAGCAAAATACTTGTTCTTGTAAGTCAGAACGCAGTAATTAAAAGTGCGGGTAATGGAGGTGTATATGGACAGCTTTTAAGAGGCTCATCCGTACTAGCAGTCTTAGCATTAAATGTTGCTTATACTGCTAACACAGACCAAAATAGAATAGGTTCAGGTTGGACTTCTAATTATCTAGATTCTCCATCAACTACTTCTGCTACAACATATAAAACTCAATTTAAAGCATTTAATGGTATATCAGCGGGGGTTCAGTCTAGTGGAGCAGTATCAATGATAACACTTATGGAGATAGCGGGATGAGTACAATAGGAACAAATTCGGAAGACCTCATACTTAACGCTGACGGTAGTGGTAGTGATATTAAGTTTAAAAGTAACGGCACAGAAGTAGGAAGTATAAGTGACGGTGGTGTTATGACTGCGACTAGTTTTGCTGGTAGTGGTGCTAGTTTAACTGGTATCGAAGGTGTACCCTCGGGTGTTATTGCTATGTGGCACGGAGCATCAGGAGCTATACCAAGTGGCTGGGTTATTTGTGATGGTAACAACTCTACTCCAAACCTTACAGACAAATTTATTAAGTCAACTGGAACAGCTAATGCTACTGGTGGTGGTACGACTACAGGCGCACACACATTAACTATTGCTGAAATGCCATCGCATCATCACTATTATGGTGATGTAACACCTAACAGTAGTGGCACACCAAAAGCAGTATATGGTGCTTATGGAGCTGGACAAAACACAGGAAATGAAGGTGGAGGTGGCTCTCATACACATACTCAATCAGAACCAGTTTATTTTTCTTTAATCTTTATTATGAAAACATAGGATAGTTATGATTATTTCAATTATAGTTTCAGATACGACAGTAGTTAGAGATGGTGTAGGATATGACAATATAGATTTATCGTCATTAGCTGCAAACATACACGCTATTCAATTTAACACTACAACAAGCAAAGGACATATTGAATACAATGATGGTACTGCTAATAAAGATATAACATCTATTGCTCCATACCAATCTATTATTGATGCCCATATTGCACAAAAAACAACTAAAGATTCAGAAGCAACAACAGCAGCTTCAAATCAAACTGCTTTAGAAGCTACTTATGGTTGGAAAAGACAGCAAGAATACCCATCAATAGCAGACCAGCTAGATGACATATACCATAATGGTATTGATGCTTGGAAGGCTACGATTAAGACAACTAAGGATAAATATCCAAAGGAGTAATCTATGACAAATCAATTAAAAGCTTTGATGTTTGGTATAGTTGTTGTACTAGCTTTTTTGATTATGCCTGAATCTAAGGCAGCCGATCCTATTGTTACTGACAGCACAAGTGTTGTTACGACAACTGGCAATCAAACCACAACAGTTAAGTCGCCTCCGCCAAGTGCAATAGCGCCTCAATTTGGTGGGAGTAATTCAGACTTATGTACAATATCTTCTAGTGGTTCAGTACAAACACAGATATTAGGTATCTCTGTAGGTGCAACGTACACAGAAGAGAATTGTCTTAGACTTAAGAAAGCCCAGAAACTTTATATGTTTGGCATGAAGGTAGCTGCGGTTTCTGTCATGTGTCAAGACCCAGACGTGTGGAAAGCCATGATGTCTGCCGGGACGCCTTGTCCTATAGATGGACTCATAGGCGATGAGGCTAAGAGAGCGTGGGCTGTACATACTGAATCAATACCAATGCCGGAGGAACAACATGAACTTAGCGCACAAGAAAAGCGTGATAAAGCCCTTAGTATTATGGGCACTGTTGCTGCTGCCTTTATGTTCTTCTAGTAACTACTATACGTTTGGTTACACAGGCAATGCAGCTTATCATGGTTTAACTTGGACTATGACTGAATCTATACTTGGTATAACAACCGAGGAAGGTATGGACATAAGTGGAGTTATATATAACTACAATGTTGTTAAAAATACTGAAGATGACTTTACAGTAACAGTTCAAAACAAAGATACAGAGGGCGGTTACATATATCAGGAGACTGATGATTGGTCAGGCTTACCGGGCATGAGGATACAAAAAGTAGTGCCACTACCTTATACACCAATAGAAAATATAGGTGATGGTAGTATAGCTACTACAGGTACAGGTACTGTAGAGGACGCAACTGTTCTTTATATGTATCGTTGGGATGGTTGTCGTAATCCACAGAATGATGAGAACTGTCCGGGTTATGTACCGCCTATGCCAGTAATACCTAAGATAGATATATACGATGCATTAGAAGATGACGCAGTAGATGATGCTACTGAAGAAACTGATAGTGAGTTGTATGAAAAAGAACAAGACGAAGATAGTGAGCAAAGAGACAAAGATGAAGAAGATGAAGATCGCTTAGAATTAGCGATGGCTGCAAGTGAAAATGCTCTTACAATAGCTAATACAGCAACACAAGGATCGCTTTTAAAAACAATGAATTCAGCTACTAATGTAAATTCTTATTACACTGCAAACATATCTGGTGGAGTATATCTAGACAATACTACATTACAGGGTGGAAAAATAGTTGATAATAAAAAAGCTTTTAGAAGTTTATCACAAGACAAACTACACAATACAATGATAGAGGAGCAATATCAATGAACAAATTAATTACTATGGCTTTAGTATTTGCATTAGCAGGATGCTCGTTACTAATGCCTAAAGAAGCAGCTGCGGATAACATCGACATTACGGGAACGGTACAAAGCAGATGTATAGTTAACACAGACACAGCAGGAGTATACGGAAACCCTAATGCTTATACACTAACTACTCTGCCAGCTAGTAACGGACAAGTACCTATTGTGCGTATAGACGTATCACTAGCTAATGCTTATAATGCAGAAATTAGTTACCCTACATCTTTTAGTTCTAGCCCTAGCTTATCAGATACAGTAGCTTGGACAGGAGCAGTAGCAACGGGTCAAACATCTGTTTCTGGAATGAGAGCGTATCAAGCTGCAAGTACAACAACTGGTGCTAAACGAACTTACGCTTTAACACTAGCGGGAACAACTTGGTTTACTGTAGAATCTACAGCCACATATGGTGGCGGAGGAAACAAAGCATTTCCGGGTGGATCATATAAAGCTGTGGTACTAGCAGAATGTATCGCTCAATAATATTACTAGTGTTACTGTGTACCAATGCAGTAGCACATGAGATGACACCAACATATCCTAAGTGGAAGATTACTGCACATGACGGTATATATAAAACCACTATGGAGATGTTTAACAAACGATCAGATGTTAAGTGGTACGAGATTGGTGTGTTTGATGATGAATGGGAACCAATAAATTTTGTAACAAATTACAAAATCTTTAAATTAGAATACTTAGGAAACAGTAAGTTTGATGTTTATGTTAGCGCAAAAGATAGAGATAGAGTGGAATACATATGCTCTAAATCTAAACTTAGGGGCGTTGGCAATAACAGACCTATGGTAGAATCTAGAATATGCTCGAGGTTTAAATGAAACTACGCCACACTATACTATTATTAATACTTAGCTGTACACAAGTTATAGCTGATAGCAACTCAATGTCTTTTTCTTTGCCAAGCGCAAGCATAAGCAGTGGAACAGATAAGATTCGAGCAGGTGATTTAGACTGTAGTAATAGTATAGGTGGCAGTACAAACTTTGAGATGGGGTTTACAGGTGTTATTAACAATGCAACCGTTCCACTTATTGGTAAGCCAGACGAGAACAATCCGCAGTCTAAAGACTTAGGTATATATGCTCGTATTATTATTCCTTTAGATGGTCCAAGTGAACGTATTAACTGTAACACATTGTATCAACTAGAGCTACAGCGTAGACGCTTAGAAGTAGAAAAGCTTAGAGCTGAAATTGAAATGTTAAAATCATTACAAGGTAATGGGGAGTTTGATAACTGATGGATGACTTAGAAAAGAAAATTAAAGAAGTTGAAGACTTACCTAACAAACAAATTAAAGTGAAAGGATTTAAGTTTAGCGGTGCTAGTATTATGGCATTGTTTGCTTTAATCTCAACAATACTTGGATCGTTATACGGTGGCTTTCTTCTTTATCAGAAAGTAGAAGCACTTGCTTCGTTAGACTTAGGTGACATTAGTTCGTCTATGGCTAAGACTTCTGCTGAGGTATTACGTATTGAAGAACACGCTAATTTAATTAAGATAGAACTTAAGAAAGATATGACTGACTTAAGAAATAGTCAATGGAATTTAGAATCAAAGGTAGATGGTAAGCTACAGTCAGTAGACACTAAGCTAACTAACTATGATACTAAATTAGATAGATTTGAAATAAAAGTAGAGAAAGTAAAAACGGATATTGAAAAACGTATTCAAGAATCTTTAGATAACCCACTAGCTAATTAGGAGACTATTATGCCATACGGAGAAGGAACATACGGAAGTAAAGTAGGAAGACCAAAGAAAAAGAAAAAGAAAGACGACAAGAAAAAGAAGAAGAAGTAATGGAAGAAGATAAAAGAATCCAAATGCAGCTTGATAAACATTCTTCACAGATAGCCAAGTTGTTTAGCAAGATCGATGATACTAACGATAAGATACAAAAGATATTTAATATGTTAAACCAAATTAGGTACTTTATATATGGTGGGTTTGCCTACTTTTTAGCATCTGAAGTTGGTATGTTTAACTTATTAAAGATAGTAGCATGAGAGGAGATTAAAAATGATAGCACTTTTAACTAACGTAGCGCCTATAGCATTAGGTTTTGTGGCTAAGTTATTTGCACTGAAGAGTCAAGCAGCAGCAGAGCAGCAAA